TCCAAACATCCTCATCTCACGATAGTTGTCCAAATCATAACGAAGGCTAATAATCTCACGCATGATTTTCATTTTCATGTTTTCCATTTTTCTTTCTCCCTTTCTTTCTATATCGGCATTATACCCTGCAATCTTTAGATTTCAAGTTAGGATTTCATTAGGATTATGTTAGGATTATGTTAGGATGTTCATAGCAAAACGTATGCCAAACTTTTTTGGCACGATATTTGCTGATCTGCCATTTTGGCAGTTCGGCGGCGCGGCCTGCCATTTTGGCAGTATCCCCCCTTTTGGGGGAGATTTGTGTATATCCTACCTTTGGGGGATTAGGTTCCCGGAATGAATCCGGGTTGACCGTTATCCTCCTCCGTTTCCACCCATACGGGTTCGCAGTGTTCTTTGCAACGTGTACAAATGTCTCCCGCGACAACGGGAGCGTAGCAGCAGTCACTTTCCAAGATCGTCATGATAATTCCTTTTTTCAAAGTACCCTTCGAACATCCCATCTACAACGTTTACACTTCCCACGCGAACGGCGAAACCGATTCGTCGCAAGCCTCAATGGCTTCATATTGTGACCGCAAAGCCTCAACCCGTTCACGACTACCGGGTTGGCCAACCTTGACGATCATGGTGTCCTCACCCCCCAACATGCGGGGGTCAACCTTATCGGCCTTAGCCTTGCCGATATTCCGCAAAGCCTTGCGATTGAACTTGAGAATCTTTTCCGAACGGATCGTACCGCCATCCGCGGTGGACTTGTCGCAAGGGATAGCAATCCCTAGGAAGCATGACCGAGCAACCCTCTCCGCGTCTCGAATAATCTTATACTTTGTCATTTTGCTTTTTTCCTTTGCTTTCTACTAGGATACCAAAGTTTTTTTGACGCTCAACCCCCAAAGTTAGGGGGTGGTTTCCAGAATATCAAACGTGACGCACTTGTCGGTATAGATCGACCGATACCCTTGCTCACACTTGACAGTTAGCAGGGTACGATCACCGAACATTCTGACGCTGACCACCTCTCCGTTGACAATTTCGCCGTTATCGTATTCGGCAAAAACAAAATCACCGATTTTCATTTTTCTACCTTTCTTTCTACTGGTTTGTATCCTTTTCCGATGCCAGAATAATATGCACACCCCATGCCAAACCCAAAAAAAATCAAAAATGCTGTTTTTCCCGCGATTTTCAACATTCTGCCATTTTGGTATCTATGCCATATTTGCAGTTCCTGCCATTTTGTCCTGCCATTTTGTCAAAAGCCTGCCACGATGGTCGGGTCCCCCACCATAGGGGGGTTTTTTTGTTTCCCCCCTTACAAGGGGCCACACCCCCAAAACGGGGCGGTGGTATAAACACAATAAGCACCTCATATATAATTGGCCAGTTTAATAGCCATAATCCCCCAACCAACAAAAAAGGAGCAGAAGTAACTCTGCCCCTTTGTTGCTAGAAAATTTAATCAGTTTTATACTATCATGCTTCAGCAGATTCGTTAACCTTGGATGGCTTACGACCTCGTGGCTTCACAATACTTAACTTGCGTCTTTGTCTACGAACCATGCCCACACTAATTGTTCGACTACTATCCGTCTTATTTAAGTAGGCCGCAATTTCCTCATCCTTCATATTTTGAGAGTTGTTACTGATAAATTCTAGTTCTTCTTTTGTCCACTTTTTATATGTTTTTGACATTTAGTGTCTCCTTAAAGTTGCTTTTTGTGTATCTACTACTATAATAGTAAATAGAACAAAATACCGGTCAAGGTGCTTTTATGAATATAAACAATAATTTTCCCACGGTAGCTTCATCAGTTTTAAAAACAGTAGCTAATACTGAACTAGTTACAGAAGCTGAACTCCACGATACTATAGATAAACCACTAAAGGAAATAATACATGACGAAAAAACCCAAACTAATTCAGAACAAGGTGAGCGAAGCTGAATTTTTACAAGCTTGGGAAAAAATTAGCCAAAAATTAGGCTATAAATTTAAATTTGGATATCACAGCCACGAAGATATGAAACAACAAGCCGCCATATTTGCGCTTGAAGGATTAAAAAATTATGATAAAAGTCGCCCCCTAGAAAACTTCTTATGGACACATGTTAGAAATCGCCTCTTTAATTACAAACGAGACAACTATCAACGACCAGATAAACCCTGCTTAACATGTCCATTTTATAATACCTCACTAGCTTCAGGATGTTCAGAATTTTCTAATAAAAATGACTGTTCATTATATGAAAATTGGAGCAAACGAAATGATGCTAAGAAAAATATCATGAAGCCCATTGGTATTGATACTATAGGAGAAAATGCCAAAGAAATTAATAGTAACGAATTATTTAATAGCATAAGTAATAAAGAACTATTAAAAATTATAGATCTTAATATTAGTGTTAAAAATCGCCCCATATTTCTCAAACTAAAAGGCGGCAGTAAAGTTTCCAAATTAGAGATTAAAAAATTACACTCAGAAATTAAACAAATACTCAAAGATTATGACATCAATTCCTAAAAAAAGAGGCCAGCTTAGTCTGGAAGAAGAAAAATTCATAAGAGATAATATAGGTTCTCTTACTATTGACCAGATTGCCACCAATTTAAATCGATCATCTGCACCAATAAAAAGATATGTAACAGAAAGCAAATTGTTACTAACACATGATGATAGTGATGAAATTTTACGAACAAAATTACACAGTAAAAGTTTCTGGAACGAAATTACCAAACAATTTGACGAAGATAGTGGCGAACTAGATTACTTTGAAGAAATTTGGATTAACCTTATCAAACAATTTAGAGAAGACGTTTTACCCGCCGAAGAACTTCAGATCAAACAATTTATAACCATTGATATTCTTATTAATCGTTCTATGAAAGAGCGAAAACGCCACATAAACGAAACTGAAAAATTACAACAAGTTATTAATGACATATACGCCAAACCAGAAGATCAACGAGATACCCAAAAACTTATCAATTTAGAAACTCAACTAACTTTCGCCCGTAATAGTGTGGCCAACTATACCAACGAATATACTAAACTTCTTACTGAACAACAAAAAATAAGCAAAGACTTAAAAGCCACAAGAGAACAACGAATCAAACGTATCGAAGATGGCAAAAGTAGCTGGACGGGCCTTATACGTATGCTAGAAGACGAAGAGATAAGAGAAAAAGAAGGGCGCGAAATGGTTATTCTCAATATGGCCACTAACAAGACAAAAGATGTTTTACAGCAATATCATTCTTATCAGGATGGTAAATTAGACATTCCTTTATTAACACCAGAAGCAGTATTAAAGAATTCAGATGAAGCGTGATTATAGCGATCCCCTTTACAAAGCATGGAGACAAAAAGTAAGACAACGAGACCACGGTATTTGTCAGTGGCCTAATTGTTCTAATAGTAAAAAACTACATGTTCATCATATTAACAAGTGGGCATCTAATGCTCATTTAAGATACGATATTAATAATGGTATAACATTATGCAAAGCTCATCATGATATGGTAAAAAATAATGAAGATAGCTATATAGAATTTTTTAGTAAACTATTATCGAATAAACATTATGATAAATGACGATTTTACAATAATAATTGATACGCGCGAACAAAAGCCGTGGGAATTCTCAGAATACTCGACGGCCCATCATAAATTAGATACCGGGGATTATAGCATACAAGGTTTGGAAAATATTGTGGCCATAGAACGAAAACGTAATGTTGCTGAGATTGCTAATAATATTACAGAAAGTCGATTTGAAGATGTTATTAACAGATTAAAACAAATTAAATATCCTTTCATATTATTAGAATTTAATCTACAGAGCGTTCTTCAGTATCCTGTAGGATCATCAATACCCAAACGATTGTGGAATAAAATTAAAATTAGTCCCAATTATATTATGAAGCATCTTATTGATTTACAAATCGAACACCATATTAATGTTATTTTTTGTGGCGACTCTGATAATGCTGAACAGATGGCCACTTCTATTTTGAAGCGTATTCATAAAATGGAAAAAAATAAGGATTCGCACAATGTATGAAGATGCGTGGTTAAATCTTGGCGAACTATCACAACTAAATATATCTAATAATCCTATGATTAATAGGATAGAGCAAGATATCGAAAGGCCAGATATTCATCTTCTAAAATTACTAAGAAATCCTGTTAATTTTGGATCAACATGTAAATTATTATTTGATATTGAACTTCATCCTATACAAATTGCTATCTTACAAGAATTCTGGATTCGTCCTTTTCCAATGTTCATTGCGTCTCGTGGTTTCGGCAAAAGCTTTTTAATGGCATTGTATTGTACTCTTAAATGCATCTTTGTTCCAGGAACCAAAATTGTTGTGGTTGGCGCAGCTTTTCGTCAGAGTAAATTAGTATTCGAATATATGGAAACATTTTGGCGTAATAGTGCCATTTTACGCAGTATCTTTAATGGTAACG